GCACTGCCTGACATCTGAATACCTGACTTGGCTGTAGCAACCCTCTGTGTGGCTATAAGGCGGTCTGATTGCCTTCTGAGTGCAGCTTCTTCTGCTGTCTTAGCTCTTTGTAACAGTATGGCTTCATTCTCTGCAACCTTTGCATTATATTCTGCTACTTGCTGTACTGCACGAGCTGCCTGATTAGCACCCTTTGCTCCCATCACACCGCCAAGGACTTGACCCCCAGCAGCGATTGCTGCCATAGTTCCTGGTTCCATTATTGCACCCTAGCTAGACGATAATAATCAGAACCATCTGGCCCATATTTTCTCATTAGCCCTTCCATCTCAAACCCTAACCATTTACCAAATCTAATAGCCTTTGCATCATTTACAGCGATACTTGCCTGTATTCTTTCTAATTTATTCTTATGCACTATAACATCAAACATAAGGTCTGCATACTTTGCAACGGTGCGTGGCTTTGATTTTGCATGTTTGCTTAGTAGCACCCAAGCTTCGCCAACTTTATTCCATAACATATGCACACCGCCCATTGCCACAATTTTGCCATCATCTAGCAAAGTATAGCCATGAATAGCATAATGAGCTGTAAACGCATCTCTTGATTCCTGTGTCATTTCATAGCCCAACTCTATACTATCTATGTCTTCTTTAACAAATTCACGCAACTCAAGCATCGAATGTATTTGACCTTCTCATTATTGCCACAATCGTCATAGGCAATGGCTGGTTTTGCCTTACAACGACCTGTGCTTCATTCTCATATCCAGATGGAAACGTAATTTCTTTATCCCCACTAAACAACGGTATAGCTGTATCCATATCCATACTGCTGTCTCTAAACGGTATCCTATCAAGATTGCTTGTATCAGGGCCAACTTCTGCGCCAACTGTGTCTAAAAATCTAACAGTTACACCATGTATTCTTTTAATCTTACCCTGTGCTATACCATCATCTGCACCAGCCTCAAGCCTCATAGTTTCTACAAGGGAGTCATAGGAATAACCGACATGAACCTTACTAGAACTTCTGTCTAGCGTAATGCTCCCACCAGATACTGTCTTGTCTGCATGAGTAGCGCCATCTGCCAATATTTGCACAGTCTCGCCTTCTAAATGATTTAACCCTGTAATGGTTGTTGTTGCGCTTCCACTATATGTCAGGCCACTATCTACATAAAATGCGTCATTTACATCTTCATTAAAATAAATAGTCTTTAAATAAACAATATGTCTTACAGTTGCGCTATTAATGGTTCTCTTTACAGATAAGTACACTTGGTCTTCTGCGCCACTTGGTATGGCTGTAATGCTTTCTACAATACCACTATCGCCTAATGGATGCTGATGCCAGCCGATTGTATTGTTCGCTGGGTCATAACTAAGGCCAATTAAACGACCATCATTTCTTACAAACCACATAACAAGCTCTGGCTCTTGCTGCCAAATCATATCTGTTAAAGTGCCTCTTGCAAGATGCTCACCTAGCACAGTCAAATCTCTTCCTACTAGGCCATCTGTGTCTAAACTAAAGGTAACTTCTTTTACTTTTTCGCCACCTTTTTGAATCATAATTGTACTAGCGCCAGCTCTTAGCGGCCTTACATCACCAGAGCCAAATGTCGTTTCACGTAAAACATTCACGTTTGTTGGTGTTACGGCTGTTGTTCCTGTGCCTCCCGACAAGGTAAACTCTGCGCTGGTAGTCATAATCTGTAAGAAACGGCCAGGAATCATATGCTTGATAACATTAACTTGGTCAGATGCAATCGTAACATTAATCGCACTATCATCTAATGTGCCAGGTGTTTGGTTCTCAAAGTCTGCTGTAACGGAACCAAAGATTGTTTGAGGCTGTCCATCTGTGCCAGCAAAGTATAATCTCTCTTCATAAAATGCCACTGCTCTTGGAAACTTCTGGTCACCACCAAATGCTCCTAATGACCAGCGTGTGTTTGCATTACCAGAACCGACAGCACTATCTGGCAGTCTTGAGTTTCCATATTGGTCTTCATGTACGTCAGCAGTAACTTCTGTAGCAGAGGTAAATGCTGTAATTTTTACATGACCATGTTCATCATGCAAATATTCCCAATCAATAGAACCGTATGTTTCTGTACCACTTAGATGAACTGGCGGTGTATTGCCCGATGTCTGGGTAGAACCTGTTACCTGTTTATACACATGCCCTTCATAACGAACGGTAGCATTATTAACGTAGCTAGTGCTTGCTGCCCATTCATCATGTTCAATCTCAAGTATTTCTCTAAATCGTATGTATCTGCCAATATCAGCGCTTGCGAATACATTGGCAGAAGCTGTTATTGTAAGCCCTGTTCCAGTAGCGGCAGAAGCATACAATGTTGTTGTGGTTGTGTTTTCATCAAGCCAAGGACCATCAATAAAATCTATATCCGTAAGAGTAAATGATGTAGCTGTTGTTCTTGTGAGCTTTGCTGGCTCATGGTCTTTGTGTGCTAAATATAACACATCAGCAGACTGAACATGGTTTAACTCAAATATATCAGTGGCACTATATGTTGTGGTTACTTCTACGATTTTGCCAGATGTACCACCAGATGTATACGTAGTAAATGCTGAACCATCTATGCCAGATAGCTCAAATGTGTTGGTTGTCTGATTAGCAACAGTAAACTCGCGGTTGTTTAACTCTGTCATGCCAGCAACCCCAGATATAAATACCCTATCTCCATTGCTGTAACTATGGCCTGTAGCTGTAATGACAACTGGGTTAGCCTTTGTTGCGCCTGTAATTGCTTTAGTTGCTTCTGTTAAAATACCACCGTCCTTGAAAAAGCGAATATAATTTGTGCCAAACTCAAGCACATATGCTTGCTCATCACTAAATTCAAAGTTAATTAATCTTACCTTACCGCCATCTTTTGATGTACCGGCATAGTAACTGCCCGGTCTTCTGGTAATACCACCTTGAGGAAACACAAGCATATTCTGTAATGTTTGAGCGCCAGCGCTGTATTTCTGTAAATCAATCCTACCTTCAAGGCGAGGCGATAGTTCACCAGCCTGAAAGTTGGTAACAATGGATGATACTCGCGCCATTTTAGAACCTTATGTTTACAAAATCGTCTGCAATAACCTTATCTGGCATACCTTCTGTAGCATCCATAGAACGTGCTTCTGATAAATTTGCTTGGTATAATTGATACATTTGTTGCGAAACACTGTTACTTCCAGTGATTGCGTATGCTATTTCTGAAGCCAGTCTATAAGCGATTGTACTAGAAAGTAAGCTATCGAATTGTTCTGTGTCTGTTACTCTTGCAACGTATGTAATTTTGCAAGTGCCTTCATCTGATAATATTTTTCTTCCTTCAATCTTAAACATAACTTGTGAGTCATATGCCGCAACCTCACTATCTACATTTGAGTTCCAGAAAGATAATACTTTTAAACAATATGGGTCAGTTGGTAATGTATACTGATACGTAAAACCAAACTCAGGAGCTGTAGCGTCTTGCGCTAATGTCGCTCTTGTAATTGCCGAGTTCCAGGGATGTGAGCGCAACACTTTGTCTCGCACTGTTTCATAGCGCCTGTTACATAATCTTGCTTCTTTAGAGTTTTCTGTTAGGTCAGTAATTGTTGAACCACCTAACAAGTCAATCGCTTCATTACATATATCAACTACTGATGGCATGTTTAACTAACCTCTCAACCTTTACTAATGCGCCTTGGCTTACATTCCTGTCACCACCAGACATTACCCAGCCTTTTTCTCTGTGATACTTCACAATTTCTTTTAAGGCGCTTGTAGGCAATATTATCACATAACCACCATCTATGACAAACGCCCAATAGTCTGCCTCTGTTATAGATATGCCTGACGGCTTACCCCTACAAAAAAACTCCACAAAAACCTTCCCAGTTTGTGAAGCCTTAAAATCTCTTTTAACCTCTACCGTTTTTCCAGACAGCAATTCACCCAACCATTTTTCAGTCAACTGTCCTACTTTTAAATCATACTTAAAATCGTTGTTATATTCCAAGTCATTTCCCCAGACTGGAAGCAGAAAGGGGCGGTATGACCGCCCCAATCATATTAGTTCACGATGTATTCGATGATAAACGCCATGTCACCAGCAGTACCACCAGCAGCATTAAATGTTGCTGCTACGTAGTAAACATCGCTTGGGTCTGAGCTTTGCCCAGCTAATTCCCAAACCTGTTGTCCTGTGGTGTTAAGGTTTAGCACTTCATAACGTAGTTCTGCTACAGCAGCACCGTCAGCGACAGATGTTGCTAATGCATCTTCATCGATTGCATCGGCATCGCTTTCAGCAGTTGTAGGATAGAAACCTACGTTAAAAGTACATGAACCACCAAGGCCATCTGAGCCAATACGAACAGATAGTATTGTCGCATTAGTTGGAATTGGAGCAAGCATTACGATGTCATTATCGCCACTGTCTCCAGTATCTAAAGCAACATTACCCTGTGCAATACGGACTACACCGCCTAATTCACTTGGATTGTTGGCAACTTGCGGCAGAGCGACAAGGTTTGCAACTAAATCTGAATTTTTAATACCCATAATCTAATTCCTTTCCTTACGCTACGCCATCTAAGTCATCTTCATCGCACTTAATACGAACAACCATGTTCTCTTGCATACGAGTAGCGCCAATGCTCATGCAGTAGTAGACTTGAGTTGCGTAACCTTTGTCAGCTCTCTCATCAATTCTTGCAGAAACATCTTTACCAACACCTAATGCAATACCTTCCTGTGCAAACGCAAAGCAAGTACGAACATTGTTTGTATCAGCGGATAGACGATTAGACATAATGAAGTTGAAACCCATGAACTCATTAATCTCACCCTGTACAAGTGCCTTAACAGTGTTGAAGTCACTTGATGTTACACTGGTGTCAGCAAGCAAAGACTGAATCTGGCTTGGGCCAACAACAATAAAACGTGGGATTGATGGGTCAACATCGGCTGCATCAAGCAATCTTTTTGCTTCACGTAGCTTTGTTAAGTTCATGTTTGTGTTAGCACCACCAACACTTACAGCAACATCTTGGTTTGTGTCGAAAGCTGTGCTTGTTGAGCCAGTTTCGCCAGTAGATGCAGCAGCGTCAAATGCTGTAATGATAACATCGTCCATCGCACGACCCATAGCAGCAGCGGCTGCACGAGCGTATGATGAAGTTGGGTCTATTAACATACGAACTTTGTCTTGGTCATCAATCAAGTCAGCATATTCGTAGTCAGCTAGTGATAGCCTACGTCTCGCATGAGGCGTATCCATCTGTGGTGTGTCGGCATGGCGGCTGGTACGCAACTGCGCTGTAGCAACCCCTACCTGGTCGATGAAAGCATTCTTTCCAACAACATTCTCAATACGCACAGCATCACGCAGACGGCTTCCCATCTGTTGCGCAAGCATCTGCACGTTTGCAGAATACTGTTGTACAAATGCTGTAGTTACTTGTGTAGACATTTATTTCTCCTTTGTCACACGATTGCATTTATACACTTTGCGATGTGCTACCCTTTCGGACACGCCTAGGCTTTTGAGCTGCCGTTGAGCTATCGTCTTTCCGATTGTCTTCAGGACGGCAAGAACATAGTTTACCGCTACCCTGATAAACCCAGTCCCATACCTTATCAGCTATGGGAATCGGATTTAAAATGTCGCGCTGGGTGCAGTTATCTACAACCATACGCATAACCTCTATTCTGGCATTAAGGATTGTTTCTTTATCCATGAATCATGCCATACAATTCTTGCACCCTTTCAATCTGTTTTTGATGCGCTATGCTATTTTTATCCCAATAAGGGTCTTTCGGGTTAGACATAATCGCGTTTACTTCAGCTTCTGCTTCTGCTGGAGTCATTACACTACTAGCAGTCGCATTTGAAATGGTGTCTTCACTGGTTACACTTTGCCTGAAATCAGCAATATTTGCAAATGCTTTGATAAATTCGGGGTGATTTCCTAATTTAGTACCATCCGCTAACTGCCATTCTAGCATTTCAGGATTACCATACTCTTTTAACACCTGACCAGCACCAGATATTTTCTGCTCGTAAGCCTGGCCCCATTCCTTTTTAAGGTCATTCTCTACTTGCTCACGCTGGTATTCAATGTTTTGTACC